GGAATTTTAATTGCCAATAAGTTTCTCAATATGAAATGGTCTATTGCAAGCATATATTCATTTTGTTGTTCAATCAAGTCACATAAGATTTGACAACAAGAATTGCTTATAATATACGCGTGGGTTGTTCTATCGGAGTCAACATTCGATATAATAGTTGGAAAGTGTTTGGATATATGGGATGTTATCGGATCCAGATATTTAGCATATACACATGTACAACGACCACCTAAGTAGAGTATCATAAAATCGTTTGGAATTTCTTCAAAAACGCGGTTATTAAGTTCGGCAAAATTTGAATGAAACTCAACATCGTCCTCATAAATTACAGCATAAGGTAATTTTTTATCAATGATTTCTTTGAACACCTCATAATGGGACAACAAACATGCGATTTCTCCTTTCGTTAATTTCGTTTTCTTGTTTTTAAATAATTTTTTATAATTTTCATTATTGTCTAATTCTTCAGCATCTACAGCCTCCTTTAAATACAACGATGTATTATTGTGAAATTTTCTAAATTTCTCATAAAATGCACTTAAACGATCGGGTCGTCTCTTCAAATTGATTACGTATGCTGTACGTTTCGATTGGATCATTACCATCTATTTTATAAAAATAACATAGTTTTAACGCACAAAATCAAAAAAATAAGAGAACACCAAAGGGAGCATTCAAGCTACAACCTATATGTGTTCTTATGTTCCTATCTTCTTCGATTAGCCCGAAACATATCTTTAAAGGGCTTTCTTTACGCGTTATTGGGCTCAACGAGAGACACACTAAAACACATCTTCACATAAACCACTAACTATAATGGTATTTTTGCGGCATCAAAACTCGGTCTCAAAAATTATGACCGCAGTTTTGGATATTATAATAAGAGCGACTCACCTTCCGGTTCTTGTCGCTAAAAATATAATATACGTTTGGGGGGGTCTCAAAACAACATTTTTTACTTTTTTTTGAAAATTTGTTTTTAAGTTCTTCGTGTGGAATCCTCATTAAAAAGCGTGGCAAAATCTCTTGATACGGATTGATTGTAGATTTGTTCTTCGAATATTTTCCTTGGAATATAACGGTACTCAATACGCGTAGGGCAATTGAACGATAATTCAGTGTAACCAATTGTGATAAAAATAATTCCTATCATCAAAAACAATAGCGAGAGTGTCTTAAACATATTAAAATAACAATATATTTTTTTTTAAACTAATTCTGGCAATCGATTCAAACCAATTTGGAAAGGGTAAGACAGAATGATACATATTCCAATAAGGAAATCATCATATTCTCCCCCAAATAATTCAGCAAATAATACTAAAGTTGACAAAATAATAGAATTTGATATAGCAAAACAAGTTGCAAAAATCATAAATGTTCCTTGTAAACTTTTCTCATTAGCCCATATAATAACTTTATCACGAATAGGAGTATTCCTGCCAACAATAGCCCCAACAGGATCAGAAATAAAAAATGGTAATAGATTTACATAATTATCTGCGTCACTCATAAAAGTATAACAGAACACTATAACTAACCAAGAACGCACACCAACATCATCTAGTAAACTTTCATCCCGTCGTTTTTCAATTCCAAGAGAAATTTTAGGAAATATTATATTTAATGAGAATACTAGGGTTAGTAAAGTCATTACTATATTTTGGTTCATTTCAAGCAACATACATCCACTCATAATGTGAAACATCTTTCGTGAAAAAACTTCCCATATTTCTTCGCAATCATTGACAGAAATAATATAGTTTATGAACAACATTATGGAAAACAATCCAATCCCTTTATAAATATTGAAATCAATAGCAACAATAGGGAATAGTATATGAAATAACATAATAGCAAACATTAATTCGCGATTTTCAATGTAATAAACGCGACAGTACGCATAAGATGATAATAGTGAAATCATTCCACAAATAATGGCTGAATTCTTATAAAAATATAATGACAGAATCCAATAAAAACGAATAAAATATTTCAATAGATTTATTGTTGCATTTTCACCTAATAAAACAGGTATTGTTTGAATGTTATTTGCGATGTCTTCAACTGTATCGTTTAAATCGAGCATAATTTCACGAATGAAAACAAAAAATGTTGTTGGAATGGCAAATGTTAGTGCGGTTTCTATATCAGATTTGAAGTAAACAATTGAAAATATCGGAATATACGTCATATAAAGAGAAGTTACAATGTTTTTAATCAAAGGAATACGCTTGAAAAATGGCGTATAAGATGTTGAAAGAACCCAAGAAGAAAAAGCACCATATGTTAATATTGAAGAAGTGTCAATAGAATTCAAATACGAAATCATCATAACATGAAAAGCACTTGAAAGGGTAATTAGATACTGTAATCCTATGCTATCAAATCCGATTTTATCAGGGCGATATCGTACATCAATGTCATAATCAAAAAAATTATTGAAAAGCATCCCATTAATGAAGCCATTGATAGATAAAATCAGATAAATTGTATCAACATGCTCATAATCATAAATTACATAATAAGGTAAATACAGAAAGAAAACATATTGCAAACCTGAAATACGTGTTGAAGTTATAAATTTCTCAATAAAATTCATTATACTTACTGAAATTTCAAATGAGTTTTACTTTTATATGAAAAAATATATATGTTTAAGTTATAATGGAATTTTGGTACGACCCTCGTCACACAGGTGCGTTACGCATAATAGACTATAATAAGGGGTTAATTTATGGTAGCGACCCTAATGAGCCTTATTGGGTGGTTACATTTGAAAAAATAACAGATGATTCTATCAAAGTAAACTTTGAAAATAAAAAAACTCACCACGGTAAGCAAGTTATGATTGCTAAATATTCAAATCGTCGCAATAATTTGAACTGGCCTGATACCAACGTTTGGCTTAGAATTCGCCAAGATCCAAGAATTCTTCTTTTCAAAAAGTTTATGTAAATTACTAAAAAACCTTTTTTCTTGGTTTTTTTTTATTTTTTTTGTGAATCCTCCTTGTTGAGGCTTCAGGGCGCAGCACCTGTTTAGGCGTTCTTCGGCTCAAGTTTAAGACGAAGCCTCAGCAGCTCCTGTTCAGCTTTATTCTTGGCGTTCACCTTATCGATCAACGCATATAGCTTTTCGTACGCGTCGACACGCGCCTCGACGAGCGCCGCACGCTCGTCTAGCTCGTCGAGGCGCCGCCACAACTCCGCGAAGGAGAGCGCGGGTGCGTTCCACCCCTCGGCGTCGTTGGCGGCGTCGTTGGCGTCGCGGACCCGAAGCAGTTCAGTTCTGGCGGCTAGTTCCTGCCGCCGTTCAACACTTTTCTTTGACGGACCACACCCCATAATAGAGTTGCCGCTGATGTATTGTAACTTCCTTTCGCTTATGCCACCGAAACGCAATCTATAAAAGAGAGCGTAATCAATCGGGGGCAACCTAATATATATATACGGTTTGGGGGGGTCATTTTCAAACATTTTTTACTTTTGTTTGTAAAAAACCTTTTTTTCTTGGTTTTTTTTATTTTTTTGTGAAACCTCCTTGTTGAGGCTTCAAGGTGCATAACCTGTTCAGGTGTTCTTGTGAAGCCGACCCATCATTTTAACAGCGGAATGTTTTATTGAATAATTCACGACTCCATTGACGATACCCCGTATTAAATTCTTTACAAACAAATTTGAGATTACCTTTAATGTATCCTAAATCTTCATTAAGACGTTCAGGTGATAATGCAAAATCAAATCGCATCTCACCAATACTCATTTTAACATTCGAATAAAAGCATCGTAATTTATGTTCTTTTATTTCATTTGTAATAAGTATAAATAAATCTTTTTTTGAGAGAATGTCTTGTTCCTTTTTATTTTCATTATTTCTCTCATTATTTTCTATAATTTTTTTATTACGGTCTTTAGTATGTTCAATACAATGTTCTACAAATTCAATAATTTTATAAACAATAGGTGTTTTTTTAACACTTGGAAATTTATTATCATTCTTAAATTCAGTGATAAATATATCTAATTCAACAATAAAATTGCTAATTTGTTCTTTTCTTTCTTTGCTTTCTTCTTGATCACAAAAATTCTTGTTTTGAAATTGCTTGAAATTTTCAATAGTCCATTGAGCAGTGCCTTTTTGCGTGTCTGCAAGAACATAAGATAATTCGTGTATTTCAAACTGTTTAATAAATGTTGTCATATACATTGGATCGTATATAGAGCGATGAATAATTTCTTTTCGTATTACAATCTTTTTATTTTCTATAGATTCTCTACATAAATAAAAATCATATAACCACCCTTGTTGTATCTTTTGATCATAATCATTCCAATCGTTAGGACGAATTTTCTTAAAATCTTCAATAATAAGTTCTCGTGCCTTTTCTTTTGACACTTTTTTTGTTACTCCTCGTGATTTTGTAGTCGTTTTACCATCATCTTTTGTGTAATCAAATATATACGCATTTTTATTTTCAGAAAACCAAATACCATTTGGTAAATCTCCAATAAATTTACGATAAATTGTTCCAGGAATATAATCTTCTACTTTATCAGGAACGTCACTTATAGCTTCACCACCATTATTAATCAATATTTTATATTCATCTGAAATCTTAGAACTTGGATTTTGTGTAGAACTTTGAAAATGTAATGTATTCAGTACAACATTACTAATTGAATAAATTTTACTTTCATCAAGATGTTCTTGCGACCACTGATTCTCATCACCTGATGTAAAATCAAGCTCAAATAGTTCACTATTGATACAAGAACTTGATGTGTATCCTTTGCCTTCTTGATATACAACTAAATAAGCAATAAACTTTCTAAAGTTGTCAATTGAAGAAAGATCATTACAAATTCCTGGTGTTTTCATATTTTTATGTCTTAATTTAGCAAATCCAACAACAGAAGTTTTGTATGTATCATCACAATCAGTTATCTTCTTATCCAACAGCTCTTTAACCGCATTCTTCGCTTTTTCCTTCAATTTGTCATAATTAGGTAAAGTTTTTATCCATTTATGAAAATCTTCAAACGAATCATCTAAATGAAGCCTAAACAGGTGATTTCTGCAAAATAAACTTATTACTTCTCTTTTTTCATTCATCATATTATACATAATATACAATTTTGTAACAAATTTTTCAAAACATTTTTTAAAATTTTATAAGGTATTTAAATGATAATTTGTATATTTAGTGTTTGTTCAAAAAAATTCCTATAAAAAAACCACAATGGGGAAATTCAATAGAATTTATTAATGACACACGTTCTACTTTGTTTTTTCCTTAATCTCATCCTTCCGTTCAACTAAAACTTATTTCTTTTTAGAATTAATTTTAAATCACTAAGAGATAAATCAGAAGCCGCGTGCGCAATCTCCGCTTCCGCCAAAACCTTCTCCTCGGGCGTCGATGCATTCTTATAGAGTGCCACCGCGCGCCGAATCCCGTCGATGACGGCTTTCTCAACAATAGTCCCCTTTAACTTCGCGTTTTCCTCACGTAGTTTCTGAAGCTCCTGCTTTAGTTCAACACGTTTCTTTGACGGACCACACCCCATAATAGAGTTGCCGCTGATGTATTGTAACTTCCTTTCGCTTATGCCACCGAAACGCAATCTATAAAAGAGAGCGTAATCAATCAGGGGCAAACTAATATATATATATATATATACATTTGGGGGGTCATTTTCAAACATTTTTTACTTTTGTTTGTAAAAAAACCTTTTTTTCTTGGTTTTTTTTATTTTTTTGTGAAACCCCCTTGTTGAGGCTTCAAAGTGCAGAACCTGTTCATGTGTTCTTGAGAACCAGTCCTTGAAGTTCACGGTGCTTACGTCGCAGAGCGAGATGCTCGTTTCTTTGACGAATAGGTCTTGACGAGCACACGCGCCGCGCGCGCAATCTTCGCGTCAGCCAAAACCTTCTCCTCGGGCGTCGATGCATTCTTATAGAGTGCCGCCGCGCGCCGAATCCCGCCGATGGCGTCCTGAATGTCTTTCTCATGATCGTCTTCCCAGTTGCGCAAGGATTCATTGAAATTCCTTCGCATATGAATATTCTGCTGTAGTTCAACACGTTTCTTTGACGGACCACACCCCATAATAGAGTTGCCGCTGATGTATTGTAACTTCCTTTCGCTTAAACTTCCTAGTGCAATCTAATGTAGAGTGCAAATTTCAGAAAGTTGTAGTTGTAATATATTATACTTTTAGGGGTGTCATTTTCAAACATTTTTTACTTTTGTTTGTAAAAAGTGCGTTAAAATTTATGAAATTAATATAATTTATTATGTAAATGGATTCAGATAATAAAATGATTATTGTAATTGGTCTTTGTTCGGTTATTGTTATTGTTGGATTAAGAACCTTTTACGTAAAACGTATAAAAGCACAGAAAGATAAAATTGATGAGATGGAAGATGTTATTAAAGATTTTACGATTATTAAAGAAAAAATCCTTAATATGAAAAGAGATTCCGTTGTCAATGTTGTTGAAGACGAAAAGGTTGAATTTGAAGACTTAGAATTAATTGAAGATGATTTTGATGATGATTTTGATGATGACGAAGAGGATGAAGCCGAGACACCAGTCGAGACACCAGTCGAGACACCAGCCGAGACACCAGTCGAAGCACCAGTCGTGACACCAGTCGAGACACCCGTCGAGACACCCGTCGAAGCACCCGTCGAGACACCCGTCGAGACACCAGTCGTGACACCCGTCGTGACACCCGTCGTGACACCAGTCGAGACACCCGTCGAGACACCTGTCGAAGCACCCGTCGAAAAGAAAAAAACGAATTCAAAACCCAAAGATGCATCTAAACTCAAAGTTGCCGAAATCAAAAAAATGCTTACCGATAAAGGTATCAAATTTTCCGCTAAAATGAATAAACAGGCACTTATTAATTTACTTCCTTAAATAGATTTATAAAATTTCCAATTTAAGTCATTACATATTTTTTTCCAAATCAAATCCGCAGAGTGTAATTTCTCGCGACTTTTCAAAAGTGGAAACTTTCTTTTTATATCATCCCATTGTAATATTTCACAAAATTTGTGTAAAATAAAGCTGTAAGACAAGAAATTTTTTCTTGATTCAGGACATGCTTTTAGAAACGGCACCTGAATTTTAGAAAACATATCTTTGAGAATTAATTCTTGTTTACGTGTTAGAATAGATGCAAATTTTTTGTTGATTACATTATAAATATAAGGAGAATTTTCATAATACTTATTAAATTTATTTCTTTTTAGAATTAATTTTAAATCACTTATAGTAACATCAGATATTTGCTTACGATCGCGTTTAATAGTTTCTACAACTTTTTGAATTACTTCATTAGGGATACTATTTGTTTCTTTTCCTTGAACTAAATTTAACCATTCTGAAAAATGATTCACGCGTCGATATGAAAAATACGATGTTTCTTTTGGAGGATCCTTATAAGATATATTGTTGCTCCAATCTGTACTATTTTGCACGTTTCCACAGGAAGCACATTCATAAACAGATTCTGAAGAAATAAAAAGAAGATTGGACGAACCGCACGCCTTACAAACATATTCAGAACAACTTTCAACTTTTTTGATATCTTCGTCATCATTATCAACTTCTTCTTTATTTGAAAAAAAATTAAGAATTTCTCCTTTATTTTCAATGATTTCATTTTGATCAACATCTACGAGTGCGTCGTAGTGTTTAAATAGATCTATTGCATTATTTTTATAATAATTTTCAATAGAACAATTATCTAATTCCTTTTTAATATCTTCAATCTTGTTTTTTAAAAGGATTTTTTTAAACTCGTCCTTTTCTGTTTTCAGTTCATTTTCGAGTTCTGTAATTTTGGTATTTAATTCGGTTTTATTTTTTTTAATATTGAAAATTGCATTGTTATGATCTGTATCGATTGTCATTCTTGAAATTGATATGTTTCTTACTTTTATATGATTTTTTTTAATGCAGAAAGGGTCGCGCTTTAGCGGTGAATACAGCCTGAAAATAATATATATCATTATTTTAAATGGTATTTGGATTCGCGTTTGTAGAAGGAAAAGGACTTAAAACAACAACTGGTGGTAAAGGAGGTAAGACGTATGAAATTGATGGAGACGTTAATGAATTTCGCAAACTATGCGACCAATTACGAGATGATAATGAACCATCTATTATTATTCTAAGAGGTTCTTTTGAATTCGAAAAAGGTTCTTCAAATGCCGAATTACCTTCAAATTGCACAGTCTTTGGAGAAAAATGTAGTATTGTTGGTAAATTCGAAATTAAAAATCAATCAAATATAATAATTCAAAACATCTTTTTTAAGGATTCGACTAAATTCGGCGATACACACGACAATATTATCATTGAGCAAGGTTCACATCATATTTGGGTAGATCATTGCACTTTTACAAAAACACTCGATGGCCTTTTAGATATCAAAAAAGCGTCTTCGTATATTACGGTTTCATTTTGTAAATTTAGCAAAGAACATAATAAAACCATGTTAATAGGTCACTCTGATGGAAATAGTCACGATGATATAGGAAATTTAAAAGTTACATTACATCATAATCTATTTGCGGGAGAAAGCCGTAACCCCCGATTACGTCATGGCGTCGTTCACGCTGTTAATAATTATTACAAAAATAACAGAAATTATGCGATTGCTTCTGTATTGAATGCGACTGTTTATGCTCAAAACAACTTATTCGAAGATGTTGATGAAGAATTTGAGTTCATGCGTGACAAGTATGACTCTGATGAAGAAGGTGTTATTTTTAATATAAACAATATTGGCGTTGATGAAGATAGCGATGATGAAGAGGTACTTAAAGCGTTACCTTATTCTAACTATTCCGTTGATCTTGTTGAAAATGTAAAAGAAATCGTTGAAAAAAGTGCCGGCGTCCAAGATGCTATAAAATACGGCACAGAATTTAAAATTTTTGAAAAAATATTTGAAGACGATGATGATGAAGATGAAGATGACGATGATGACGATGATGACGATGATGACGATGATGACGATGATGACGATGATGACGATGATGACGATGATGACGATGATGACGATGATGACGATGATGACGATGATGACGATGATGACGATGATGACTTCTTCGAACAATATAAGTTATACATTATTATAACTATAATATTACTTATTATGATTTTGGGAATTATTGGAGCAATGTCATTATAAGGAATTTAAAGTTCAAATATCGTTTTTTAACATTTGCTTCAAAAATACCTAATTATTTTTTTAAAAATGTTTTGAAAAATTATATAAAATTTTCAGGATTATGAAATGAGCGATTTTAATGAAATAACGAGTCAAATTACCAAAACTTTTCTAAAACAGAAAAATTTCCTTGTTCAATCTCATTTGAATTCATTTGACGACTTTATTGCCTACAGAATCCCACAAATTTTCGAATCATTCTCGAATATTAAGATTAAAAATGAAGATGAAGACAAATTCGTCGAAATAAAATTTGGAAAAGTTCATTTTCAAAAACCATCTTATTTCAAAAATGGATATATCACACATATGAATATTAAAGAAGCACATTTGAAAAATTTGACATACAGTTCTCATATTCATGTTGATATTGAGGTCAAAACTACTATTGACAACATTTCAAAAACAAAGGAGCTTAAAAACATTCTAATTGGCAAAATTCCTTTAATGATTGGTTCCCGTTTCTGTGACTTCAAAAATGAACAAATTTCCGGCTATTTCATTATAAACGGCTCTGATAAAGTTATTATTTCACAAGAACGCCAAAAAGAAAATACTGCGTTTTGCGTAAATTTGAACGATACTAAACATGATAAATCTGTTGAAATAAAGTCAATGTCTAATGAAAACTTTCTTCCAGCTAAAAATTTCATTTTGAAATTACAAAAATCACGAAAATTTCATGGAAAATCTATTGATGTTTCCTTTAATGGCGTTAAAACTGAGATTCCAATTGGCATTTTGTTGAAATGTCTTGGACTTGCATCTGATAAAGAATTTCACGATCTCTTTATTTCTGAAAATAAAGAAGAAACTCAAATTTACACACAATTTATCAAACAATCCATTGTTGACTCTTCTGAATACGATCAAAATACAGCAATTGAATTCATTGGAAATAAACTGAATTATCAACAAAAGGACATGGATCGAGTTATTGCCCAGGTTGATTATATTATGCATAATGAAATTTTATGCCACCAAAAGGAGTTTGAAAATAAGATCGAATATATCGTCTATATGATTAAGAAACTTGCTTTGTTTGAATATAAAATTATTCAAGCTGATGATCGTGACTCATACAATAATAAAGCAGTTGACTCGTCGGGAATTATGCTTTCTAATCTATTTAGGCAATCAGTCAATAAATTGATAAAGGAAGGAAACATGACAATTCGTAAAGAAATTACGTCTGGTAATTGGAAACTTTTAAACGACTTCCATAATATTGTAAATTATCAGAATATCTATAAAATTTATAAAGCTTCTACAATTGAAAATAGTTTGAAGTACGCTTTGTCTACGGGCAATTGGGGAATCAGATCTTCAAAACAAACAGTAAAGGTTGGCGTTGCACAGGTTCTTCAGCGACTAAATTTTCAATCATCAATTTCTCATTTAAGAAGATTGCAGACACCAATTGATAAAACATCTAAAATTACAAAACCACGTAAATTACATTTGTCTTCATTTGGTTATATTTGCGCACACGATAGTCCAGAGGGCTCAAGTGTTGGTCTAGTTAAGAACTTATCTTTGTCGACATACATAACTTCCTATGTTAACGACGGAAAAATTAGAAAAATTATTAATAAGTGTGAATTGAAAAAAGGATCAAAATATATATTTATAAATGGAGAAATCGTTAAAAAATGCGACACTTTCTTAAATCTTCTTGAAAAATTGAAATTGAAAAGGCAGAACGGATTGATACACCCACATACAAGTTTTCACGTAGATATTTTTGGAAACTTAAATGTATTCACAACAGAAGGCAGACTGACCCGCCCCCTAATCGCAAAAAGAAATATTACGAGAAATTTGAAAAAGGATTATAAGAAATATAAAACCTTTAACGAATTACTATTTGACTCACACCTAATCGAATTTATCGATATAAATGAAATTGAAAACTGTGTTGTTGTGTCTAGCCTTAAGAATGATAATAAAAATGTAACTCATTTTGAAATTAATCCTAATTTCATACTCAGTTTTATTACAAATTTGATTGTGTTTCCTAATCACAATCCGTCTCCTCGCCTGAGTTATGCAGATGCAATGGCAAAACAGGCGATTGGCATTCCTTCGAAAGATTACAATGAACGTTTCGATACTCTATCAAATGTGTCTTGGTATCCTCAGATCCCTATTACACACACAAGTATTTCAAGAAACTTTGATAAATTGGTTCAAACAACAGGATGTAATGTGAATGTTGCCATTTTATCTTTCAACGGTTTTAATCAGGAAGATTCTGTAATTCTTAATAAAAGTTCTATCGAAAATGGACTTTTCACAGCTTCTTTCTACAAAAACTTCATTTCAGAAGAAAATTTAAATTTTGAAATTGGAAAGGAAGATATTTATATTCGTCCGGACAGTAATAACACCGTAAATATGAGACTTGCGTCTTATGATGCAATTGATAAAAATGGATTTCCAATATTGAATACTTTTGTTAAAAAGGGCGATTGTATTCTAGGTAAAGTTTCAAAATTGCATAATTCAAAAAAGACTAATGAAATATTCGAAAAAGAATATATTGATAAATCTGTATATTTAACTTCTGAATCAGGCTTTATTGATAAAGTTCTATTTGAAGATAACGCAGATGGTAGAAAATTTGTTAAAATAAAGATTAGAATTGATCGCTTTCCCATAATTGGTGACAAATTTGCGTCGAGATCTGCACAAAAAGGCACTGTTGGACTCATCATGAAAAAGGAAGACCTGCCTTTTGATGAATTTGGTGTTGTACCTGATTTGATTTTGAATCCAAATGCGATTCCGAGCAGAATGACAGCTGCACAGCTACTTGAAACCGTATTGGGTAAAAAAGCGTGTGAAAATTGCATGTTCGCTAAGGGTGATGCATTCCAAAATGGCAATGTCGACAAAATGATTGAAAAATCAACTGGTGAGACAACGTTTTATACTAATGATATGAAAATGTTTAAAGGTTTTAGTGGAATTTGTTATTACAATCGACTTAAGCATATCGTATCAGAAAAAATTAACGCTAGAAGTGTTGGTCCGATATCAAACGTAACTCGACAACCAGTTGACGGCCGATCGAATAACGGCGGATTAAGGATTGGTAACATGGAGACTGACGTTTTGAGTGCACATGGAATTTCTTCCTTTCAAAAAGAAAAATTGATTGAACTTAGCGATGGCTTCATTGTGAATGTAGATAAGGAAACCGGACATATTATACCTTTTAACTCAAATAAGAAAATCTTTGGCTCGAAAAATATTAAGAAAATTAAGATTCCTTATTCGTTAAAGCTATTGTATGAAGAAATCAATGCTTTAGGGATCTCGTTCACATTGCTCTAAAAAAAACAATAGGATTTAAAATTAAATCCATACGGTTTTTTTAACAACGGAATGTTTTATTGAATAATTCACGACTCCATTGACGATGTCCCGTATTAAACTCAGAACAAATTAATTTGAGATTTTTTTCAACATAACCTAAATCTTCATTAAGTCTCTCAATAGAAAGAGCAAAATCAAATCGCATCTCACTAAAACTTAGTTTAACATTAGAATAGAAACATCTTAAACGATGGTCTTTTATCTCATTTGTAATCAGTATAAACAAGTCTTTTTTTGAGATAATTTCTTGTTCTTTTTTGTTTTCATTATTTTTCTCGTTATTTTCTCTAATTTTTTTATTACGGTCTTTAGTATGTTTAATACAAGAGTTTACATATTCAATAATTTTATAAACAATAGGTGTTTTTTTAACACTTGGAAATTTATTATCATTTTTAAATTCACCAATAAATTCATCCAATTCAACAATAAATTTATCAATTTGCTCTTTTCTTTCTTTGCTATCTTCTTGTTCACAAAAATTCTTGTTTTGAAATTGTTTGAATTTTTCAATAGTCCATTGAGCACTTCCTGTTTGTATATCAGCAATTTTATAAGACAATTCGTATATTTCAAACATTCTATTATCTATTGTCATATACATTTGATCGTATTTCGAGCGATATATGATACTTATGTCTTTTATGATTTTTTTATTGTATGTGGTTTCCCTACAATGATAAAAATCATATTCCCATCCTAATTGTATCTTTTGTTCATAATCATTCCAATCATTAGGACGAATTTTTTTTAAATCTTCAAGAATAAGTTCTCGTGCCTTTTCTTTTGATACTTCTTTTGTTACATATCGTGATTTTGTAGTCGTTTTACCATCATCTTTTGTATATTTAAACACGTATTTATTTTGATTTTCATTAAAACTAATACCCTTTGGTAAATCTCCAATAAATTTACGATAAACTGTATCGTGAACATAATCTTCTACTTTATCAGGCACATCACTTATATCTTGTCCTCCAGCATTAATCAATATTTTATATTCATCTGAAATCTTAGAACTTGGATTCCTTGTAGAACTTTGAAAATGTAATGTATTCAGTACAACATTGCTAATTGAATAACATTTACGTTCATCAAGATGTTCTGGGCTCCATTGATTCTCATCACCTGATGTAAAGTCAAGTTCAAAAAGTTCACAATTTGCACACGAATGAGACGTGTATCCTTTCCCTTCTTGAATTACAACTAAATAAGCAATAAACTTTCTAAAGTTGTCAATTGAAGAAAGATCATTACAAATTCCAGATGTTTTCATATTACTATATCTTGATTTCGCAAATCCAACAACCGAAGTTTTGAATGTCTTCATACCATCAGTTATCTTCTCATCCAAAAGCTCTTTAACAGCATTCTTCGCTTTTTCCTTCAATTTATCGTATTGAGTTAAAGTTTTGAGCCATTTATGTAAATCATCAAACGAATCATCTAAATGAAGCCTAAACAGGTGATTTCTGCAAAATAAACTTATTACTTCTCTTTTTTTATTCATCATTGTCATACTTTATATTATATTTTTCAAGATGATTTTCAAAACATTTTTTAAAATTTTATAAGGTATTTAAATGATAATTTGTATATTTAGTGTTTGTTCAAAAAAATTCCTATAAAAAAACCAACCTGGGAAATTCAATAGAATTTATTAACGACACAAGTTCTACTTTGTTTTTTCCAAATCGGAACGTGCAGATTTCAATGCTTCATCAACACCATCAAGCATTCCTTTAATATCTACAATAGACATTTCTGGATCGAATGGAGAATAGTCCCATTCAATAGGAGAACAAATATAATACTCATCGAAATCATGTAATTTGATACCAATATCCTTTATTTCTATCCACATATTATAATGCTTCAGCAATAATTCGAGTCTCTCTCCCTCAGGTTGTTCGTCACCCCAAATCCAATCCTGTGGTAAATTGGTTGCCTGTGTCATATTCATTTTTAACTTAAAATTATATAATACAATCAGGGTCATTTTTTAAACATTTTTTAAAATTTTATAAGGAATTTAAATGATAATTTGTATATTTAGTGTTTTTCAAAAAAATTCCTTATCTTTTTTTGAAAAATGTTTTAAATTTGAACTTACTTTCTATTATAGTGTGGAAGTTATTGAGAAAATTGAGAAAATGAGTGATTGCTACAGCAACTCGAACCAAACTGATATAGAACAACTTTGTAATGATAAATTGCACGAAACTGCATATGACAATGTTCTAAATCGTAAATTGATTGATGATTTCCTTATTTCAATCTTAGATCTTAAAAATTGGAAAAAAATTGAACAAAAAATAAGGGACTTCTCTAAAATTCATAAATTCACGATTCGGAAGACGGATCTGGTTGCGTCTTATCACGCACAAGGACTTAATGATCCTGATTTCTATCAAATTATTATGAAAAGAGCGATGAGATCTCAAAGTGGTGTATTGGTTGTAACTGTTTTTACTGATGCGTTTCCAAAGTATTACGATAAAGATAAAGGTAAGATTGTTACACAAAAGTTTAGTTGTAAGCATGATTGTTTCTTTTGTCCTTCAGAACCTGCACGGGAAGAAAACAATTTCATAGCTCAACCACGCTCTTATCTTTCATCTGAACCTGGTGTTGCTCGTGCCACATCGGTTAATTACGATGTCGTTGCACAAATTAATATGAGATTATTGCAATATCAAAAGATGGGTCACGAACTTGATAAACTTGAAATGCTTGTTTTAGGAGGCACGTGGAGTGAATACCCTTTTCCTTATCAGAAAGAATTCGTTAGAAATATTTATTATGCAGCGAATGCTTTTTATTCTAAGCGTGAAGACCGCTTTTCTCTCGAAGAGGAAATGCTACTTAATGAAACAGCAAAAATCAGAATTATTGGATTGACTCTGGAGACTAGACCAGACACCATAACATTAGAAGAAATCAAACGATTTAGAAGTTACGGTTGCACTAGAATCCAAATGGGTGCACAACACACGGACGATTCGATTTTGAAATTATCTAATAGAGGCCATAAGGTCGTAGATACTAAAAATGCAATTCGAATTCTAAAAAAGAATGGATATAAATTAGATTTACACGTAATGCCAAATTTACATGGATCAAATCCTGAAATTGATAAGAAAATGTTGGATGAGATTCTGTATGATGAAGATTTACAAGTGGATCAGTTAAAGTTGTATCCTGTTTCAGTGGTTCAATGGTCTGTCTATCAGAAAATGTTTGATCAAGGCATTTACAAGCCTTATTCAGATGAATTGCTAAAAGAAGTTCTCTTATACGTTAAAAGGAAAATGCATCCTTGGATTCGTTTAAATCGTGTGATTCGTGATATTCCAGAAAAGGAAATTTTAGGTGCATGTTCTAATCCTAATTTACGGCAAGATCTAGCAAAATTAGCAAATTGTCAGTGCATCCGTTGTCGCGAAGTAAAGGGAAACAAGATTGATGCAAATTATAAACTTTTTCGTCGTGATTATAAAGCAAGTGGAGGCCAAGAAGTTTTCCTCTCTTTTGAATCTAATGATAAATCAACAATTTATGCCTTTCTTCGACTAAGACTTCAAAATCATGAAAAAAATGACATTGAAATACTAGACGAGTTAAAAAATACAGCATTGATTCGGGAATTACACGTTTACGGAAAAATTTCTAAAGTAGGCAACAATAATTCAAACGCCCAACATTTTGGTTTTGGTTCAAAACTGTTAAAAGAAGCAGAAAAAATCAGCATTCAAAACAATTTCAAAAAAATTGCTGTTATTTCTGGAATTGGCGTGAGAGAATATTATCGCAAAAGAGGATACATTGAAACCACGCCAAATGGATATTTGAAAAAAAATCTCAATTCAAAAACAAAATTTTATATAATTTTGATGTTTATTATCAGTGTATTTATTACATCTTATATTATGTAAGTTTTCTCAAACTTATGTTTGAGTTTTTTTAATCATATCTGTCTTTGAACGCATTATAGTTTTCAGCGATTTGTGATGATGTAAGTACTCCCGAATAGGCAATAACACTAGACATTTTTCCGTCGAAAGGTTGTCCAAATGTCAAAGCCCTGCCACCAATTCTTGTATTAGATCCTGTACCAGTATAGGCACCACCATTCCCAGTACCCGAACGATCAAGAGACCCGTTGATGAAAATTTGTTTTACAAAAGTCGTATTGTTTAGAGTAAATGTGACATGATACCAAGTATTCGTAGAAACTATTGCAGATCCTTGAATGTCATTGCCAAACAGTCCAAAATGAATTCTGCTGTTTCTCTGATCCAGATGAAGTCCTTTGTTAATAGAAGCAGATCCATGTTGTATTAGTATTTTATCATTTGAACCACCCCCGGTGTGAAGGCTGTCAAAGTTAACCCAAAAACTTATAGTCCAATTTCCTTGCAAGAAAGAATCAGACAGTGCTGATGTCTCTGACACATAATCATTACTCCCATCAAAAACAAGAGATCCACCATTACCAGAATCATAACCAGGTCCGTTAATTAGAGTTCCATTATTACTTTGACCACTCAGGTCAGTCCAAGTTGTTCCAGTGCCAGGATATGAATTGGTATTAGCAGCATCTAAGTATAATACAATGTTGCTCAAATTTGAGATGACATTGATGGAGTAAGTAGTCAAACTCTCGGTGTTTGATGAATCGTCTATAACAGCTATTGTTGATGCTGACGAAGACAATGTAGCATCACCTATACGAGGTCCGTCGAAACGGTAATACAACTT